AAAGACAACAAAGAATACATTGATATTTTCGAGACCTGCAGGAGTAACGTCAAGATCAAGGCGAAACTTGTGGTGGCGGCGGCATTAGAAAAAGACCCTCAACTTGCATTACGATATTTAACGAAACGGAGCCCTGATTACAAAGACAAACTGGAGCTTTCTGGCGGGTTAGAGATGAGCGATAAAGCTAAAGAATACAAGGATGTTAAAGACAATATAAACGCAAGACTAGAAGAGATAATGAAGAGGGTAGTTGATGGGCCAGTCTCAAAAAAAGATAACGTATGAGCAGTATCTTGAGATCGAACGACAGCTGAAGGTTGAGCAAAAGTTTGAATATTTCAGGATCACGGGCTATATACCGCACGAGGAGCAGGAAAAGGTGCACCGCTCAACCGCTCAACACCGCGTGCTTGTCGCTGGAAGGCGATCGGGCAAGTCAAAGGCGGCCGCAAAAGAGCTGGAATATGTCTTGCTTGAGCCAGGAACGCTATCGTGGGTCGGCGCTCCGACGTATGTCCTTACTGACAAGATATTTAGAGAGGTTTATAAGGAGATCGTCATTAAGGGGATGATCCCTCAATATGCGTATATTAAGAAATCAGAGAACGACCGCATAATCAAGGTCGGCTGGGATGCGGAAGGTAATTTCTGCGGAGACAAAGAGAAGGCCGTCATTACGTCAGAGATCGTCGGTAAATCAACGGATAACCCTGACTCCCTACTCGGGGAAGGGCTGGACTTTCTTGTATATGACGAATGCGCGAAGGACAAGCCGAGCATCTGGCAGAAATACCTGAGCCCTACTCTGGCGGATCGCGACGGGCGCGTCCTCTTCCTTACTACTCCCGAGGGGCAGAATTGGGTGCACGGGATATATAAAATGGGATTATCAAGCGCTCGGACAAGCTGGGAGTCTTTCCATTTTGCGACGTCAAAGAACCCGCATATATCAAGAGAGTATTTGAAAGAGAAGGAGATCACCCTCCCAGAAGAGGTGTTCGATCAGGAATATAAGGCGCTCTTTACGGCGTTTAAAGGTCAGGTCTTTAAGAACTTGACAGAAGCGAGTCACGGGATATCAAAGAAGGATTATCCAGAGTTTACAAGGGTGCGCGTCGCTCTTGATTTTGGGTATACGAATCCGACTGCGATCCTCGTGGTGGCGGACGACTCAGACGGACGATCGTATGTGATTGAAGAGCTATACAAGACGCGGATGCTCAAAGAGGATATTGTCGAAGTGGTGAGGGATATCAAAGAGCGATATGGCTCAAAGTTTGCGGGCGGGATAGCCGACTCAAACGATCCAGAGAAATGCGCGGCCTTGACTCAATTCGGAGTTATGGGAGCCTATAAGGATAAAGATTCGGTGAAGAAGGGGATCCTCGCTGTCGCGAAAAAGGTCAAGATCCAGCCAGACGGGAGACCTCGACTCTATATCGACCATGACTGCGTACATTGCTGGAGCGAGTTACCGAACTACAAATACAAAGAGCAGGTGCATACTAACCCTGCAGAAGAGCCGACAAAGAAAGATGACCATACTTGCGATGCGCTGCGTTATTTACTTTATTCGGACGATTCTATGATAAAAGATGCGTTCTTTAATACAAACGCATTAGACGTTTAAGGGGAGAAGAATGGCGAATCCTGAAATTCGAGAAGTTAAAGACATAATTAAAGATAAACACGTGGACTATAAAGAGAATATCAAGGACTGGGAGCTTTACGGCGACGCGGTATCTGGCGCGGGCGGCTTTAAGAAAGGCGGTTATATTGATAAGTTTAAGAGCGAGGATCAAGAAAAGTATGAGCGTCGACAAAAACAAGTCTATTACTTAAACCATACGGCGGCTGTTATCGATACTTATGTCGGACATCTTTACAAGAAACCCGTATCGAGGGAGCACGAAAGCGATGCGCTCGAAAAATTCTACGCATCAACAAACATCGAGGGTGATCGGACGATTGAAGAGTATATGCAGATGATCTCAGCGGCTAGTATGACTTATGGGGTATGTTACGCGGTCGTCGATCGGACGAGGATGGATGGGGAGCAAGTAAGATCAAAGGCTGACCTCGAAAGGCTCGGAGCGAAAACGTACTCTTATATTTTAACCCCGAAAGATATTATTAACTGGGCTCTAGGGCCTGACGGCCTCTTTAATTGGGTTATTATACAAGAGACAAATACGACGAACCCTGACCATTGGATGAAGGCTCACAAGAAAGAAGTCCGTTACCGAGTCTGGACCCGTGAATATTGGGCGCTCTATCGAGAGGGAGAGAACAATCCTTATCTGTCGGCAGAACATGAGCTGGGCGTCGTGCCGATTGTTCCAGTATTCAATGTTATTAAAGAGGGGCATACGGTCATTGGCCGCTCGGAGATCGCGGAGATCGCGAAGATCAACAAGAACCTTTATAATAAGTGCTCGGAGCTTGATGAGCTCATGGTGAACAATGCCTTTGCTATACTTGCTATGTCAAAGAAGAATGTCGACCAGACGAACTTTAAGCTGGGCGCGGGGAGAGTCTTATTTTTTGATGAGATCATGCCTCAGTATATCTCACCCTCTCCGATGGCGATCGCGGCTTATGAGACAAGGATTCAAAACCTCGTTAATGAAATATATCGAATCGCAAAGATAGAGTACACGGGCGGCGTCGCTCCTTCGGGCATAGCGCTGGCCTTCAAATTTGAAAAGACGAATCAATCTCTGGCGAGGAAGGCGTCAAATCTAGAGGATGCGGAGATGAAGCTGGCGAAAATGGTCTCCCGCTGGGAATCAATCGAAGAAGCAAACGCGCTGGAGCTCAAAGTCGAGTACCCGAGGGATTATGGCATTATCGATTTCCAAGGCGAGGCAATGAAAGATGAGAAGGTCCTCGACATCGGTATAAGCCCGACATTTAACAAGATTTACAAGAAGGGTTTAGTCGAAAAATACAAGCCGAGCGCGACTACAGAAGAGAAAAAGAAAATATACGATGAGATCGACGCGGAAGAGGCTCCGACTGACTTCACGGGCGAGGAAGAAGTCGACGAAGAGATCAACGGGGAGGAATCTACAAACGAGGGCGGAAGTGAAGGGGAAAGCTCGGAAACTTAAGTGATTGAAATAATTAATGTTGGTTTCGGGGATCCCTCAGGGGGATGCCTACAAACGGGAGAGAGAAATAATGGCTAAAGCAAAGAAGAAACCGACAAACAAAAAGCGGTGGAAATACGACAGGGGCAGCAAGGGAAAGTAATGGCTGAAAAAAAACTAACAAAGAAAGAGCGTGAGGAAGAATTCACGACGATCGATGAGAACGAGGATATATTCGAGCGCGGACGTCGTGCCTCTTACAAGGTGAATAACGCGGCCGAGAAACGTATCAAGGCCCTGACTACCTTAAAGATGGGCGGGATTATCGCGTTGCTTAAGAAAGGCGGGTACAAAGCGACGAAGAAAGTCGCGGACGGTATCAAGAAAGTATTTAAGGGGATAGACAGCGCCGTCACTCCCTCGGCCGACGATCTCGAAAGGGGCGTGCAGGTCGTAGTCAAGCAAACAGCAAAGGTGCACGCGAAGAAATTCAAGTATGAATACAAAGAGGATCGCGTCGACAGAGCGATCAAGAAATCGGGGCTTTCCCGATTGAGTAAGAAGCTACACAAAGGGAACAAAGAGGCTATGATGCAATTTGGAACAGTCCTGTTTAAAGGTATGAAGGAAGGGCAGGGAGCCATCAAGCTGGCGAAGCAACTCACGAGTATCAAGGATATTGTCGCTGGTGATATTGACCTCCCGAAGCATATAAAAGAGATTGAAAGCATCTTGATGAGGGCAGCGAGAATAAACGATCCTATAGAGAGGGCGGCTCAACTAAGGAGGGTGAGAAAGACCCTCAAAAAGCATCGTCAATATATTGACGACCTGACCCGAGCGGGCGAGAAAGGATTCCAGCATCTCGGAATAAGGGGCGCGACTAAACGATTCGCGAAGGGGGCAGAGGCTCTTTTAAACGATGTTGAAAAGCTTAACGAGAGCAATGTCAACCTGATAGTCGACCGATGGAGAAAGTCAAAGACTCAATATTATCAAACACGCGTCACCCGTACCGAGACAAGTAAGATGTACGCGGAATATAATCGGGAGTATTGGCAGGAGCTTCAAACGGACGGGATCGTCGAGGGCGTTGACGTTCTTTTATCGCATAGCCACCCAGAGCCTGATATTTGCGACGAATTACAAGGAAGGTATGATGATATAAAGACAGCTCCTTTAGCTCCTCACCACCCGAATTGTATATGTCGGAACGCCGCGGTGATTAGCAACGAAACGAGGAAAGATGGCGGGCTCAGCCCGAATAAACGATTTAAGAAGGGAGCAAGAGGGAAAGTACACAAAGAGAGGGCAGCATAATGATATTACGAGAGAAGATTAATATTTTAGGGCGCACGTTCAAAGTAGAATATATTGACTTTGATGAGGTTTATCCCGTAAACAACGAGGATGGTACTTGCTATATTTCAAAATTAAGAATTCAGATCGATTCAAAAAACCCAAGAGAAGTGCAAGAAAGCACGTTGCTACACGAGATGTTACATGCTATCTCAGACGCATTAGAGCTAGGGTTTGAAGAAAAGACAATAAAAAGGTTTGAAGCTGGTCTTTATCAAGTTCTTAATGATAACGGTTTCTTAAGACAGCCGAGCGATATCATTAAAAAGAAAGTAAAGGAGTAAAAATATGAAAGGTAACTTTCAAAACTAAAAGGAGACGGAGACTATGGCAGAACCAGGAAAGGGGTCTGATGACCCAACAGGAACGGGATCAGGTGATCCAACAAACACAGGCGG